CCGTGAGCGGTTCCACCGCCTACAACGTCAAGGTTGGCGACAGCGTCAACGATGCGCGCTATCTCGCCTCCACCGACCGTGTGGCGGCTGGCCGCACGGCCCTGACTGTCACCGGCTTCGTGGGCGGTGGCGAACAGGTCCGCGTGACCGTGGCGCCCACCGTCGCTGATGCGACGGCTGGCAAAATCACCGTGCGGGTGAGCTACATCATCCGCAACCGCGTGAACGAGGTCCAGACCCACTAAACCGGGTCCGGCAGGCGGGGGCTTCGGTCCCCGCCCCTCCATTGCCACCACTGAAGGAGAACCATCATGGCTGAAGCCAAGAGCAAGACCTTGCTCGTCCTGAATCGCAACTACGTCCTGACCACGACCAAGGGCCACTCCGTGGCTTTCGCGAAGGGCGTGCCCACCCACGTACCCCCCGCCATCTATCAAGAGGCGCTGGCCATTGGTGCCATCCCGCCTGACGGCGAAGACCCGCATGTCGAAGGCGTGGTCAAGACCGACAACGCCCCGGCCGATCCCGCCGAGCGCGCCCCCCTGATCCTCGCCGCCATCGAAAAGCTGGTCGCCGAGAACGCGCGCGACAACTTCACTGCAGCTGGCAGCCCCACCGTGGGTGCTGTGTCCGAAGCCGTTGGCTTCAAGGTGCAGGCGAAGGAGATCGCCACCGTGTGGCAGCAGTACCACGACAAAGTGGCTGCCGACAAGGCCGCCGAGTAATCGAGGCCTGAGATGACCCCCACCCAGCTCAAGGACCTCTTCCGCAGCGACGTTCGCGACGAAGCCTCCCCGCCCCTCTGGACGGACACGGAGATCTTCGTTTACATGGACGACGCTCAGAAGATGTTCTGCCGCGAAGGTGGGGGCATCGCCGATTCCACATCTGCGATCTGCACCATGCAGGTTGCGGCGGGGGACACGTACATCGACTACGACCCTCGCATCCTCAAGCTCCGCGACTTGCGCCGTGCATCCGATGGCCGCAACGTCAACATCCTCAACTTCGAGGACCTTGGCCACCCCGGCTGGGCGCAGGATGACTACGGTCAGTCCACGTCGTTCGGCACTGGCGGCATCAAGTTCAGCACCAACCCGACAGCCATCACCGGCGTCGTCGTGGGCATGGACGCGAACAAGCTCCGTCTTGTGGCCCCTGCAGTGGCTGACGACACGCTCCGAGCGATCGTCTACCGCATGCCCCTTGAAGACATCACCGCTTCCTCGACCGCCTTCGAAATCGACGCCCAGCATCATCGACACCTGATGAACTGGATGAAGCATCTGGCGCACGAGAAGCAAGACGCGGAGACCTACGATCGCGGCCGCTCTATGGAGTTTCGCGACAAATTTCTGGCGTATTGCGATCAGGCAAAGGCCGAACGCGAACGCCGTGAGCACAAGTACCGCACCGTCGCCTACGGCGGGCTGTGAGGGAGCCGACATGACAAGCTGGCGTGAGTTTCTTCAGTCGCTGGACCCTACGCAGATTTTCCTGACCGCAGTTGGCAGCGCAGGCGCGGTCCTTCTGTGGATGAAGCGTCGCTACATCACCTTCCGTGGGTGGCGCAAAGCACGTGAGGCTCGCCGCCTTGCGTTCAACGAGTTGCCAGAGCGCGTTTCGGATTTCGCCAAGCTGCTCGACGGCGTGTGCAAGCAGTCTGAGCGCGCATTGGGTGTGCTTGATGCACACACCAAGACCCTCGACGAGCAGAACCGCGTCCTTAGCAGCATCTCGGCCATGATCCACGGCGAGATGGAGCTGGACCCCATTCCGCGCTTCATCTGCGATAGCGACGGGCGCTATCTGAACGTGAACACCGCCTACGCCCGCCTCGTGGGGTGCGGCCGCGACGAGCTGCTTGGTTTCGGCTACCAGCGCTTCATTCCCAGCAACACCAACCCCGGCTACATCGAAGACTTCGATTCTGCGACTAAGCAGCACCGTTCGTTTGAGCGTTCGGTGCGGATCAGCCGCCCAGACGGCACGGAGGTGCTCGCCAACGTCCGCATCGTCCCCCACCCAGAGAATGAGCCGCCAGCGCACTACTGGGTCGGTGTCGTGGCCGCCGCCCGCCGGAGCACCGATGTCTGACCAACCCAAGCCCATACCGTCGAAGAAGTTCGGCCCCAAGCTCATGCTTGGGGCCGCAGCGCTTGTCGCCTTCCTCGCGGTGTGGGAGGGCGGTAAAGGTGCAGGTGGCGACTCCGTCGTGTATGCAGACCAACTTGCCGGAGGCATCCCCACGGTGTGCAACGGCCTGACGCGCCACGTCACCAGCACGCCAATCATCGTCGGCGAGGTCTGGTCCGCAGAGAAGTGCGCCGTCGAGGAGCAGCGCGCGTTGATCAGCATGCAGCTGAAGCTCGAGACGTGCTTCAACCGTCTGCCGCCGCAGAGCGTGTTTGACATGGCCAGTTCTCACGCGTGGAACTTCGGGTGGTTCGCCACCTGCGGAAGCCTCGCCGTGCAGGCGTGGAACCGTGGTGAATGGGAGCTGGGTTGTCGGCGTCTCGCCTATTCTGACAGCGGCAACCCCGTCTGGTCGTACGTCAAGACTGGGCGCATCATCAACGGCAAGCCGGAGATGAAGTTTGTGCGCGGGCTCGCCAATCGTCGCCAAGCCGAGTTCCAAGAATGCACTAAGGGGCTGCCGTGAACCTGAGTCTGATTCTCGCTCTGATCATCGCCGCAATGCTCGGTCTCGGTGGCGCTGGCGCTGCTGGGTACCACAAGGGTAAGGTCGATGCTGAACGCATAGCCAAGCTCGCGATGGACGAGCATCTGGCCGAAGATCGTGAGGCCGAGCGCGCCGCCACCGAGGCTGCTAACCGTTACAAAGACGCGCTGGCGACAGCGCAAAACGCGGTGTCAGCCGCATATGAGAAGGGAAAAGCCGATGCTGAAGCGAACGCAAAACGTGTTGTTGCTGATCTGCGCGCTGGCAACCTCGTCCTGCGCGAGCGTTGGACCTCCTGCCAAGCAAGCTCTGGTCTGCCCCGCCCTGCCACCGATACCAGCGAACCTGATGCAGGAACCGCAGACCGAGATGAAAGTGCGGGGCGAATTGTTCAAGCCGCAGCCCAATGCGACGCTCAAGTGAAGGGGTTGCAAAACCTCCTTCGCCTTGAGCGACAGTCCCAGCCGGAGGTGGGCTCGCATGTCGGTCCGCTTCCCGACTAAAACACCGGCAGCTGAGGCGTACAGGTGGCTCCCCAGTACGGCCTCAGCACTTATACTCTCACCATCTTAGGAGATAGATCATGGCAAACGCACTCTTCGACAAGGCCCGCCAGCGCTTCCTCGAAGGCCAGTTCAACTGGAACACGGATACGATCAAGGCTGTCCTCGTCGACACCGGTACGTACACCGTGAACCTGTCGGCCCACGAGTTTCTGTCGGACATCGGTACCGGCGCCCGTATCGCTACGTCTGGTGCCTTCACTGGCAAGACCACGACTGGCGGCGCCGCCGACGCCAACGACGTCACTTTCACCTCCGTGACCGGCGCGTCGATCGAGGCCATTGTCCTGTACAAGGACACTGGCACCGATGCTACCTCGCCCCTGATCGCGTTCATCGACACGGCCACTGGCCTGCCGATCACGCCGAACGGCGGTGACATCATCGTCACGTGGGACAACGGCGCGAACAAGATCTTCAAGCTGTAAGCTATCTGGCGCATGTGTGCGCCAGATATTCGGCCTGACAAAATCCACTTGTGGTGATACGCAATGGCCCTGACCGCATACTCCAAGTACCGGCTCTACATCACGCGGACCTCGACATCGGACGCTAACAAACCGTACTACGGAGTTGTGAATTCATTTCACGGTTTTGCCAATGGTGATGGGTCCGGTAGTAATCTACTGACCGGTGGCACGGCTTCTGCAAGCTCCACCTACTCGCCTAATACGGCGAACAGGGCTTTCGATGCAGATGTCAACTCGTTTTGGGAGGCCGGTAATCAATCGGACGCCTTTCAGTGGGTGCGCATGGACCTTGCATCCCCCGTCACAATACGAAACTTCTACATATCCTCCCAGGATTATGCTGCAGAAGTCCCGCGCGACTTCAAGATCCAAGGCTCCAACGATGGAACGAACTGGACTGATATTGTCACTGTGGTTGACTGGGTAACCGGCGCCACGGCGAAAGCCGAGAGTTGGCGCATCGATCTTCGGCTTTCAGGCACATCGCTCCTAGACACTGGCGGCGGCGCGTCCAAGGTTTTCATCCACAAATACAGCGACGGAGAGCTGGTAGGAGTGGCCACGCCGAATGCGAGCACGGGGGTATGGTCCATCAAGCCGCAGTTCGCAGGCGAGGTGCTGATAACGCATGTCGGCCCGTCAGGCTCTGGCTTTCGGCCGGTGACGGACGGCCCGGTGACTCCGGCCGCGGAGTAGTTCCGTGGCGTACTACGCGCCGCCATCAGCCACAGCAGCCGACGCGCTGCTGCAGTCTGGCTACACTCCGCCCGCGAGCAACGCGGCGGACGCGCTGCTGTCGCAAGTCCTCGGGGATTCGCAATATGCCGTCGCGGCGGGAATTGCAAGCCAAGAGTTCGGCGCAAGCGATGTTTCGCACTTTATCCGGTCGGTGTTCCCTGTAGGCGATGACCATCTTGTTGTTGGCGCGAACAGCATACGCAACGCTGCTGAGCAGATTTATCAGCTGAATGGCCCCAGAGCAGCGCAGTCGGATGCGCTGCTTGCTTCCGGGTACTCGCCACCAAGCGGCGCTTTTCTGCCTGCCGTCCTGCGCGGCTACAACGACCATCTAAGGGTTGGCATCGCGTCCGTTCAACTCGGGAACCGGGGCATTTACTCGGTGTCTGCCGGGTTCGATGGGGCCTTTGGTACGGCAGATGTGCGGAACCTGAATAGGAACGTAGTCGCGAGCGGAATAGGGGCAGGTGGTTTTGGTACGGCGTCGTTGGTCAAGCAGACTAGGGACGTTTTTGCACCCAGCATCGCCCCGACAAGCGCGGTTGGTACGCCCTTCATCGCATATCGCATCCGTTACCTGACCCCCAGCGGCATTGCCCCCGTGGGTTTTGGTACGACGATCATCCAGAACTGGATTCGCTACCTGACGCCGACCGGAGTGGATCAGAGCGGCTACGG